TGGCTATATATGTATTACGCCTATTATTACAAAATTATTCCGAGAGATGAATATGAGAAACTGGTCAAATTAAGACCACCCGTGAATTTAATCATGTTTTTAAGGATTTCTCTATTTACAATACATCTATCCTTCGTGTTGACTAATAAACTTCTTTAACAAAGGCCTTAGGTCAAACCTGCAGCCTATTAATACATCAGTTATTAGTACTAAATCACTAGATAGAGGTAGACAGTTTAACGACATGACGGTCGATTCATCGATTGTCAATCTGCAGGTAAGGAGCACCACTGCTCTCTTACTGCATCATAAGGAATAATTGGCAAAACCCTATTTTGCTTTTGATGCCATATTTTATACCATTTTAAAGGTTTACTATCTACAGCTTTCGCTTTTAAATATGAACCCTTCCATAATTTCTGATTATGAGAAAGTTTGCGCATAGCAAGCTTATTGGACACAGATATAAAATTGTCATCTAGTTCTGTAAAGAACTCATCGAGAGGTTTAGTTCTCCATATATATTCAACCATGTCAGAGTATACATCTTGATTCGCCTTCTCAAGGTCGACAGAATGTGTACCTGATTCGAGTTCTAGCATTTGAAAGTTAGGAATATTGAGATCGATTTCGACACTATCACACCAGGCTTTACACGCCTTTTCAAAAAGATTGTTGATGAGACAAGTCTTCTCCAAACATATACTTTTCGGTTTGGATTTGGGGTTAGTTTTATCGAAATTCTGATATATTATTTTTGCGGTCTTACGTTGAACCTCACTTATATTATTTATGACTAAAGGGCCTGGATCTAATCCGAGACCTCCTAGCCAAAAAGGTATATAGTAAGGAATGCCGTCAAGGTGTTCAGAGAGGAGATATTTATTATGATAAAATTTAAATAAATAATCTAACTCAGTATAGAATGCATCAAAGCCTTTAACAAGCTCTTTATGACACCATCCCATACGAGAAGTAGCTTCAATAACAGCTCTCTTCTCATCATCTATCTCTTCACATCCAGCTGATCTGACTAGACCCTTCATCAGTCCAAAGTTCACAAACGGAACTTCTTGAAATTTAATCTCTCTAATAAAATTCCCATCAGGTTTACCTGAAAGAAGGAAAGTACGAGAGTTCATTTCAACGAACTTTTCGGATTCAAAAGTCTTGCCAATGGAATTGAATAGCCCAACCATTGCTGAGCATCCAACCCAATGATCCATGTTTCTCATAGGGAAACAGCAATCATCACCATTGATTAAGCCGGGAAAGAGTCGTATAGGTATACGTCTTCCTTGATCAATCTCAATCGCCTTTCGGCATACTGCGAAGTTGATTATACAAAGAACAGTGAAAGAAAGGATCTTCCCCATCGGTTGAGCCTCACATTGAGCTGCTCTGAGTTTAACTAATTCTCTATTCGAGAAGCCTCCTACCGATTTAGTATTCTTAAAGAAACTATATTCTACAACATTATCACATAATGATCGTACAGCTACCTCTGTAAACTGGGGACTAAGATCTAATTTCTTACATATAGTCTCAACACAGATACGTGTATATTGTCCGATCATCATATTTGTTGCATTATCATAATCTCCTGAAATTATCTTCTCATCATCACGTAAATCAACTATGACTCTTTCGAGATGTTCAGATGTGAGAGGTGTACCTGTTACAGCAAAACAAGCATGTTGCAATAAGGCCTTACTTAAGAACTTCTGAAGTGGTTTCAAAAGCCAAGTTTCTAGAGCTTCAGGTGTGGTTATACCACGAACCTTCAATGCCTCTTTAAGACCTATAGGTTTAATAACGCTATCACTTGCAAGACACTCACCAAAAAGTTCTTCAATATCTAGATCAGTACCTAAATTATCTGGATTTATAGAAAATTCCAAATAAGGTGTGGATTTAATTTCTCCAACTTTACGTATGCCTTGTATACCATCTTCATCCTGTGAAGGAAGAATAGTACGACATAACGGATCTTCTTCGAGGGTATTATTAAAACCATGCTCTTTAAAAGGTTCAAAGAGCATACCATATTTCTTTGTAAATATTGGTTCACGAGGATATTTCGGAATATGTTCCTTTACAACCTTAACATGTCCTCCCTTACTCAACTTATTAGTTGTGCAAGAGGAAAAACTTGGGCATAGTGTCCATGAAGGCTCAAACTTGAGATCACCTAAGATTTCAAGAGTAGCTTCTCTGATAATAGCTTCCATTTCTGAAGGTACTATTACCACGTCAACACCATTTTCCTTATATTTATATGAAGGTTTCGACTTCGGAGTCGTAAATAAGTCAAATGTTTCTAAACATGAGACAGTGCAGTCTGCATCCGTCGAGCGGTCAGCTCCTTTTTTTACACCCCTGGCTAATGTATCAACAAAAGACATAAAATAATATTTACCAATATTACTATCATCTTTTTTGATAATCTTAAAGAAAGAATGAAATTCTTGATCTATAAGTATAGCAGGATTACTCCTAGTCTTTGTAAAAGGACTTTTTGGGAGGACAGTAGAATCCTTTGCATATGCAGCAAAGGCGGCTAATTTAAATTTCACCAACTTTATCCAGGAAGAAATATGAAATGTTTCTCCGTGGATCTCTTTAACATTGGCTAGATCAGCACAGAGAGTGCACCAATTTAACCAATGCTTAAGCATTCTATGTCTTAACTCAGTTTTGTTTATGGAATAACCATAGATAATTATAGTTCTGAAAAGATCTACTGTAACTTTCCATAACGGTTTATAACAGAATTGAAAACAACCATTGTTCATATTGGAACCGTTGATATATTCTGTATCTTTAAGAAAACCGTCTTTATATAAAGAATCAATGGAGAGCCATTTACGTTCTCTCTCATTTCTTATTTTTAATAGGGTTTTAGCCTCAGACAACATCGGTTCGTTAAACACGATGTCGCTGATTAAAGCAGTACCACTAATATTGTTGTACCGTGACTTAACTAAAGCCACATGATCTCTTAGACGTGAGTCTAGATCACTTTCACATATTGATCTAATAAGACAGGATTTACTATCTTCATCGATCAGGTCAACAACCTGGTCCCTTTCAGGCCCGCAGACACTTTTAGAGGAGTATTGAACTTCCAATCCAATCGCATTGTTTTGCAAATTGGGTGTATTAGTGACAGCGGCAAGTAATAGATTACATTCTTTGTTAAGAATCTCATCTACTACATCCACTGCAGTAGGAGAGCAAGCCACAAGCTCTTCCCTGTACCAACTCGCCTCATATCGAGGGGAGTACATTATGTTGGACAATGCATTTTGCACCGCATTGTCGCAGGATTCAAAGCAGTCAATAACTTTAAAGAGTTGATTGTCGCG